TCACTCCACCAGTGGGTGCGCTTATAGCTAAGGAGCACTACTAGCTCGTTGTTAGCGAAGTTATTAAACTGATGGATGAAGGCTGTAGCATTGTCTACACTGAAGCGGCCACGGATCACCAGGACTATCTGGCCATACACGTTGCGCTCAAGGCTTCGGTTATAGACCATGTAGGTCACCCAATAATTACGTTGGGGATAGAACTGGTGTGCTAGCCAGATAAACCACTTCATTTTGACGTTGCCACCATCCACAAGAGGATCATTAAAGTTGTGCTTCCAGCTACATAGAAGAGGCTTGACCAGTGCTTACGGCGTTGAAAGTTGAGCCCGATGGCGGCGCAAAAGAATAGGTATGATACACCCATGAAGCCGAACCATAGGGTAAGATCTTGAACAGCTTTGAGTTGTTGCATTGCTGATGGCTCCACTACGCTACCTTTGGCTTTCTGCGGCTCTTGAGGCCACCCTTACGGCCAGCTTTCTTAGCGAGCTCACGGTTAGCTGCGAAGCCACCACCCCTACTCGTCTTGCCGCCAGCGGCGCCAATCATTTCATAGAAGTTCTCGCCGTAACGAGCTTTGTTAGTTTTAGCGGCCTTGCGACCTCCTGCGATTGTACCTGGCATTATGCCCTGCCTTTCTGCTTATTTAATCGTTCTAGCTTTCGCTTTCGTATACGTTGTGCCTTGGTTGTTACGGGTGCTGATCCACGATGCTTGCCCTTGGCATGACGCATCTTGCCAGTGCCCATAACGGCGCCCATGATGTACTCAATGAGGTTTCTTCGGCGCTTACCCAATTTTTCGGTTGTGGACTGTAGTCTCATTCGGCCTCCTTAATTGATTTTGGCTTGTTATATATATTACCTACAACAGGATAATTACTTACATATGAAAAATCGTAAACTCGATCATCAGTCCCACCACTAGCTATATCAAGGGGTGTTGATTTAGTTTTGCCCTCATCAGTAGTAAGGGTAATACACCATGGCCGTGCCTCCCACCTACCTTCTTCTTCATCCCAAACTACCTCAGCGAAAATATGAAACTCTTGTTTGTAAGCTGGAAAGTCCTCACCAAACTCACTAGAAGCTGCGATGTACTCAGTGTCGTTAGGATCTATACCAAGATCCAAAAAATCTCCCTCGTAAATCTCTTGGCCATTTATGTCTTTGAAGCCTGTATATTGCATAGGTCGCAAATCATGATCAGTAAACCAATCCTTTATACTACCCTTGCTTGTGGTAAAAGCGTTATGCTCCTCCCATTGCCACATCTTCTTGGTAAAGATATCATAGGCTCTAAACTTAATCTCTCTCATCATTCCACCTCCCTTGCGGCTATTTGCTTTAACTTAAATACCCGATCTGCTTCGTCAAGTGACTGCACAAGGTTCTCGATTACCGAGAATATAACCTCATGATCATCGGTCTCAACGACAACTTCTACCTTAAATTGTTTGCTCATAGTAACCTCATCTGAGCTTTTTTAATATCGTCGAGGACAGGGCTCACCTTCTCGAACGGCTCTGTTGGTGGGAGTTTTGGATCTTCACCGAGGATGTCGATGATGGTAACCTTCTCCTCTGAGTGATCAGTAACCACGTTGTGGTACGTCTTTACTTTGGCGGGGATGGATATCTGGTTGCGTAAGAATTGAGCGCCACGGTGGGTGATAACCCATTGTCGGCGCACGTGGCGGCCATCTTCTTTTCGCTTAGCTATGAGTGCATGGAAGCGTAACAATGTTAGGCTAGAGCGCTCTGAATAGCTCAGGCCACATTCACCAACGTCTATGATGTTCTCGCCGCCGCTTAGCACTACTGCGTACATCTTCTTGAGGGTATTGATACCCAATTTCGTGATGGATCGCCAGTAGGCATAGTTCTTAGCCATGCCCGCTTCTAGCAAGCCAACTACTTCGCGCTCGACTAAACCGATATCATTCTCTTTGATCGACCCAGTTGCTACTAGTATACGTAGGTGATCGAAAGAGGCTTTAATATTGTAATCAGTTTCAGTGCTCATGCTGGCACCATCTCGGTGGAGTTGAACATTTCGGCCAACTCGTTCGCGTCTTTAGCAGCCATTTCGAGAGCCTCATAAGCCTCTTCCATGGTGCTGCAAACTCGACGTTCTGTACAGACTGAGCCTATGCGGGCATAGACTACTATTTGTTGTTGTGGTTCTGGCATTTCGTCCTCCTAAGTACTTATGCTGATTTAATAATAGTTCATTGTAGTTATGCTGTCAACACTTTTTTTTATTTATGGCTCTCAACAGATATGGTATAATGGGGTAGTCCCCTCGGTGTGTCCTCCTAAAGACACGGTTACTAACTTTTTGTACTCCTTTAAGTTTGTTGCATTCGCCGAGGGGCTTTGTGTTATAATGTTTTTGCTACGGTTTGTGGCTGCGATACCCCTTCCTCTGGGCTGGACGCATAGACGAATATCTCATCCAGTAAATAGAGGCCGACCTACCAGTTTTAGTACTGGCCACACAGCACACGGATACCTCGCTTTTATACAGGATAATGATTAGAGTGTTTTGTAAAGACCTCTATCCTGGTAATAGTAGGCAATACGGCTGCTGGCGGGGGAGGATGCTATGAATAGTCTTGACCCTCCCCGTACACGAGTTGACTTGGGGCTTATTAGCGTGCTAAAATACGAGGTAAGTGTTGGTTCGTGCCCCTTCACTTATCGTCTGGCCACAAACCAAGAAGCCCCTTCGGGGGCTTTTCTTGTTGGCAAAGTACCTATTGACAAACTCATTGCGGTTGTGCTAATATCGAGGGTGCCAATAACCAATAGGAGGACACATGGCAACAACAATACTAAAACCAATCAGGGATAAGAAGACTACCATCTTTACGGTAATCGTTACCCTGGCTTTCGTAGCCGCCTTTGGCTACACGTTTCTAGCTGGTATGAACTATCAGCGCGGCCTTAGTGAAGCAAAGACCTCAGCGGTCAATGCAGCTGTACAGTCCGTAAAGTAAGACGGGCGACTCAGATCGCCCAGGCGAAAGCCACAGAGCCCGCTCAAGAGTCTAAAAAGCCTGATCCAGCCGCACCTTCACAAACTACTACAAAACCTTCTCAGACCGTCCCAGCGGGCGCAGAGAGCGACTGCCGTGCCGCTATACGCCGCACTTGGCCAAGCAATCTTCACGCTGGTGCTATACGGACGCTCATGCAAGAGAACGGGCTTGAGACAAGTATGCGTGTTGGTGGAATTAACTTTGATGGATCACGCGACTACGGTTGCATGATGATCAATGACAAGGCTCACGCGGCTTTCATAAGCAGCGGTCAATGGTCTGATCCAGACAAGAACGCAGCATACGCATATCAGATCTTCTTGGCTCGTAATAACTTCTCGGCTTGGTACGCTGTATGTACCCCACAACGTGTCGCTAAGTTTCCTGAAGTTTGGTGTAAGTAGTATAACAATAGTCTGATGTTGATGGGGGGCTATCTGAGCTGTCGCGCGTTAAATAAGAGTGCCCAGTAGGCTGTGTAGGTTATTTCGTAGGCTGAATAAGCCAATCGTAGGCCGAAACAGGTGTGCCGATCTACCCTATCCATGGTGAGTATGAGGTAGATCGACGTCCCCATCAACATCAGACTTTATGACTCCCAGGGTAGCTCAAACCGACTGAGGTGTAGGCGGGTTGAGTCCTGGGATAGATAGTATAGATAGTTAGTTGAGTTGTAGCCTGGGGCACTATAAGGGCTGCTTATAGGGGACGAAGTAATTGAGCGTTCAACGTAAGAAAGTCTTGTGATTACACCACTAAACGGGACTAACAGTGGCTTGCGAGGATTGTGGTAATTAGTACCAAGTCATGTCCTCCCCAGGCTAGAGCCCACCTACAAAAATACTTGCACGTAATAATTACAACGTGTTATAATGGTCGTGGTTGTTATTTGGCCATACCAATCACCCCCTCACAAAAAGAGCAACAATGCACCCTCCTTGTCGCTCTTTTTGTTTTATGATCATAAAGTTGGAGGACAGTTTTTATACAAGGATGCCCAGCCTGTAATCGTTACGCGATCAGCGCCTTGTCGGGAGGATCCCCTGGGGTGGTAAGCCCCAGAACCATTTTGTTGATTTCATCAAAATGGTCGAGATGCCGTCACCCCCTACGCCACTGGTGGCAGTTCGTCGGGCGGTTGCTCACGCTCTTGACGGAGGCGCCGTTGCCTCGCAAGTGCATCGAGCTGTTGAGGGCTCCCGTCGGGGAGCTCTTCGGGTCGAGTCGGGTAGTCGTCTTCACGGTGCATCACCGCTCCTCGAAGTGGTCTCGGTTGTAGTGGTTGCTGTGGCACAGCGGCGCGCTGTTGAGCCGCCGCCAGAACGCTACGAAACGTCCCATGATCCCTCCCTTCGTTGTAGCTCTTCCAGCTCGCCTTCCAGCCGCTCGATGGTCTGAGTGACTGTCAGGTGCTCGCGGCGCAGTGGCCCCAGCTGGTTGTGGATGTCGCGCCGTCGGGTCTCGATGGCCTCCCTATTCATGTGATGAACCCCCTGGATGTGAATGAACTACTTTTATAATATGCTTATGGATAGGAAAAACAAGACTGTTTATTTTACAACATCGGCGTATAATGGAGGATAGTATGCAAAAAAGCCCCCGCTAATATAGGGGCTTTTTTAATAACGTTTCACCCGTGCTGTGGTAAAAATGTTGTATGAACAAAAACGTAAAAGGGGAGCAATTAGCTACCTCATTATACTACAAAACCCCTTGCGCCGATAGGCTTCTAGGGGTTTCGCAAACCAGTGTTGAGTGTGAGCTCGGTACTATTATACCTAACCCGCGCAAGACTCGCAATTAGGATTGTCTATGCGGCATAGCTTTGAGTCGCTTACCTCTAGGTTCTCCCAATCTATCGCTGTGGCTACTGCTGCATCAGCCATAACCCCTCCTTACTTGGCCACCGAGGAAGACCAGAAGCGAGCACTCAAGAGCTTGAGTGCTGCGTTAGCAGTCTTACTATGGCCACTCGTGTTAGTTTTTTTCGTGCCCTTTTCGGGTTCTTTCATTGTTTCACTTTTTGGCCTGTGGCTCAATATTGACTTTGCAATAAGTTGTGCTTTAGCCGATGGTTGCTCTTCCATGTGTACTCCTTAATAGATCTTAGATCGGACAGACTTCAATCGTGGTTTACGTACTGATACTTTCTTAAATGTTACCTTGCGCCCTCGTCTTAGGCTTCTTGGCCGCGATGAGATCCTTGTGCGGCGCGTTCGACGACGACCCGAACTTGCACGCCTTAAGCCACTAGAACGTCGTCCTGAGGAGCCTGATGAGCTTGAGCTGCTACTTGTGGAGTCGGATGATCCACTACTCGACGCGTTAGGTGCTATTGTAACACCACCCACACCGTAGTCAATTTTGGTGGTTATTGGATTAGCGTTTGGTTCGGCTGTTTTCTTCTCATTGGCCTTTTCGAGTACTGCTTCTTTGTCGATGGCGCCAGTCTCACCGAGCATCTTCAGTGACTCTTTGTCGCCAGCCGATATGCCCGTAATCGTTGAGAGGGACTTGCCTTGGGCGTCGAGCTTCTTGTTGAAGGCATCAATCGCTTTGGCGGCCTCGGCATCTTTGCCCTGGCGTACCAGGCTGTAGACGTTCATGGTGGTGTTCGATTTGAGTGACTCAAGATCATCGAGCTTTGTACGTACTTCGGTTGGCATAGTCTTAGCATCGTAGAGAGTAAAGCCTAGCGCGTTCATGTACACGTTGGTCACACCCTTTGGAGCAGTACCATTAGGGTTATTGTAGTTGCCAGGTACAAGACCTTGGAAGGGTAGAGGTATTGTAGTCTGGAGGAAGTTGGTAGCTCGCTTCTGCATAGCCTCTGATGCACTATCAGTCGGGCTCACAATGTCTTCACCACGCCAGTCCTTGTTGGTCATGAAGGCTTCAGCAATACGGAGTGGCACACTCGACTTGTTACCGAGCCATCGGCCAAGATCTGATCCATCGCCACGGGCTAGGTTAGCAATACCTGTGAGGAAGCGGATATCTGTTTTGACAACACCGAGTACCGATACGTAGTACTTCTTGCCGCCGCCGATAGGTATCTCAAGATCCCACTTATGATCTGGGTCGTTCTCCCATGGCGCATGGCCACTGAAGGCTTGGTTGAGGAGGTACAGCGTAGCATAGGCCATAGCCACATAGCGGGCTAGTCCTGCGGTGTAGCGTAGGTTCTCGCGGCTCCAGCCCTCCCACTTATAGCTCGTCTTGCCAGTCTCGGCGTTCTTAGTACGGCTCACCTTAGGAGCTGCACCCTTTAGTCCCTTAAGGATAAACTTGGTACGTGACTCAGTGTAGTCTGGCGAGATCATGCCTAAGCGGGCGAGATCCTGGAAGGTTTGATCGCGGCCTAGTCGCATTAGGTTCTGGCGGCCAAAAGCGTCCTGAGCGAAGCGTACGGCCTTTTGAGCGGCTTCTGCACGCCCCATAGTCTTGAGGTTCTGGCGGTAGAGCATACGGGCTGTACCGTTACGGAGTTGGTCACCGAGCTTAAATGAGATGTAATCTGCCCAAAAGTACGGGTTCTTCTTCTCATCCAGTAGCAGCTCACCCGCTTTGCCTAGTCTACCTTTACCAGATATTTTGCCAGTTTCTGGGTTATACTCGCCTTCCATCTTGAGGCCACCGAGAGCAACAAGATCCGCTCGTTCGGCCTGGGTCATCTTGCGCGCCTCCCAGAACAATCGTGGTGCACCGAGGATAGATGGCTTGAAGGAGTCACGTACGTAGTTCATAGCCAGGAAGAGGTCACCTGCAAGCTGGATCTGCTTGTGAGCCTGGCTCGCTTTTAGCACTGATGAAAAGAACTTGCTCTCTGCAACTCGACTGGCCGACTCAATGCCGCGGATAGCCTTGTGGGTTTCTGGACTCACCGAATAGCCACGGAGGTTACTGATCTTGTTGATACCACGCCAACCAACTGGCAATGCTGGGCTTGATGGCTGGATGTAATTCACGCCAAGATTGATAAGATCTTGCGCCATGTAGTTACCTACTTGGGCTTTGGTATCAGCTCGCATATAGGCTCGTAGTACGCCTGATAGGGTCTCATATTTAGGCTTGAGTCCTAGCTTGATACCCGCCTTATAGCTCTGGATCACACGCTCTAAACCGAAGCGGGTGTTTTGGCTTACAAAGTTCTTGAGGTAGGCTAGCTGCTCTTCATTGAGGCCTTCAGCTTTACTATAGCCGTTCTTGACGAGCTCCTCGATTGACTTCTCATCCCAGATCTGAGTGATGTAGTTCTCGGTGAGATTGTTGATGCGCTTCTCCATAAGGGCTTTCTGGCCAAGGTCATCGAATAATCGGGTGACTTTAATAGCCACATCCTTGAGCTCTTGTGGCAGTTTATCGAATGCGGCCATAGACTCAGCTTCAGTCGCGCCCTCTTGGTAGTCCATGAAGGCCTCGAATAGTTGCTTATCCTCTTTCTTCTCGATACCACTGAAGATGTTTTTAACCTTAGTGTCATCTTTCTGATTACGTATTTCGCTAAGGCCATCATAGTTCTCGATAACCGCTTTAGGAGACTCGCTGGGGTTCTCCATGAGGATGATATCGTGATCCGTTTGAGTGCTGTTAGTTGGGTTAGCAAGGTCGAGTGGCTTGTACGTACTGGCCTTCTTAGGCTCCCCACCTCGTGCAAAGTAAGGAGACTCACTATCACCACTGGCTAGATCCTTCAACACTTGGTTGCGGGCACCCTCTACGGCTGGGTCATACTTAATAACCGCTAGGCCTTCTTTCTCTAGTGTCTTGATGAGCTCTGGGTTTGTATTCTCTGGTACTATCGCGGATGTAAAGTCGCTTGCACCTACAACACGATCTAGCTTAGCTTCAAAGTAGGTGGTAGGCATCTCGACTAGATCCTTGCGTAATTGATCCAGCTTATCTGTAATCTCTTTGGGAGCATCCTTAAACTTTTGATCGAACCACTCGCGGTCACCTGCTACGTACTCCTTGATGGCTTCCATCTGGGAGTTGTACTCAGTAAATTGGTTATCAGATCGGTGAGCCACATATTTATCAAGCTGCTCTTGAATACCCATGATGCGCTGTTCATGCTCTTCGGCTAACTTCTTAAACTCCTCGTCACCAACCAGCTTGGTCTTAGCGGTCTCTCTAATCTGCTTCATTGACTTGAGTTGTGGGGTTATGGTGGATCGGATCTCACCGAGGCCAGCACCAAACCCGCCGCCCGAAGCAGCCGCGCGTACACCCTCTTTACGCATAACCTTAAGAGCGTTCTCGGCAGTCGCTGGTAGATACTTACTGTTGCCTGATGGGGTGTGACCTACCCAGAACTTCTCGGACTTGATATAGGGCTTGAGCTCCTTGGCTACCCACTCTTCAAACTGGTTACGACCTTCAGATTTTGTCGGATCAATGCCTGTCTTTTCGATAAAGTATTTCTCGACTAGATCCATGTGGCGTAGCTGCATAATAGCGTCATTAGGACGCTCATACTGATCTAGCATGTACTTGGTCTTGCGTAGCTCTTCGGGGGTTGCTTTATCACCCAATTCTTTAGCCATTTTATCGGTAAGCTCGCTTATACCCTTGGTGTCTAGTTCGTAATATACGGTTGGGTATGTAGGGCTATACGCATCAGCGGCAAATACTTTGTTGCGGGCAGACTTAGATGGGTCTATGGCATCCTTACTCGCAACTAGAGTCACATCACCATAGTTGCTAAAGGGCTGGATCTTAGGATCAATAATGGCCAGTGATGGCATGGCCAGGCCGCCATACTCAAGTGACTTAGCTAGTTGCTCGGCGTTTAGGTTATGGACAGCCACGAGCTTCTTACCGTTGGCTGGGTTCTCGAAAGTCGAGTCTTTGATAAACTGATGCACTCCTTCCTTGTTATTGCTCTCGGTGAGCCAGGTGCTTCGGTCTTGTCGCGGCACTCGCTTCTCTGCATTTTTAACCAAGGTATCTAGTGCACCACGTAGCTTTGACTCCTTGCCGAACATTGCGCGTAGACGCTCTTTGATCTTAGCGAACAACTTTTGTAGTCGAGTTGCATTATCGCCAAAACCTTGTTTGGTATTAGATAGGAACTCAGTCATCTTATCGGCCACTTGTTCGGCACGCCAGCTCATGAGCTCTTTGCGAACATTACGCGGTGTCATCTCTTTGAGGTCGAGCACTTCTAGTGCGCTAGTAACTGTATCAAGCTCTGCGGCTGTAGCACCGTTCTTCTTCATCCAGGCTGTGATCTCGGCTGGTGGTATTGGTTTATCAGTGCCTTGGAAGTTGCGGCCTTTGAGCCAATCATAGAGGCCATCAGCGATCTTATTACTTAGGCCAGATCCATAGTTGTAGATAGCAATGCGGTCTTGAGGAGTGGCCAGCATCTCGATCATGTGATGAGCTAGCTCATGGTTGATCACCTCTGGGCTTGTCTTATCGGCAAAGTTCAAGAGGCCTCGTAAAGCATAGGCATGGACACCAGGGGCTCGGAGGTAGGCATCAATCTGGTTTACGATGGTTGGGGCGTTCTCGCCTAGCAGTTTGTTGGCATACTCTTGGATCTCGGCAGTGTTTACCTTAAAGTTGTTCTCTGCAAAGTCTTTATCGTTCACAAAACCAGCACGATAGTCTGGACTCTCTGTGCGGCGGCTAAACGGTATGTCGCCTAGATCAATGTTGCTCGTATCATAGAGGTGCTTACCGACGATATCCTGGTACTGTTTGGCCTCTTTAGGATCAAACTCTTGATCCGCCTTATTACGTACCAGTCGATCATGGGCAATATCCAGATAGTCCTGCTTGGTAGGGGTGCGCTTATTCTTAGCATAGAACTCGCGGTACCACTCAGGGTTGGTGCTCTCGCGGCGGTTGAGCTCCATGTTTACCGACACGCCGCCAACATCCTGCTTCATGCGTTCAAGGTCGCTAGCGTAGCGGGCAACAATACCACCAGCCTTCTGTTGATCAGTAGGATTAAGGGGCATTGCTTTAACCTCGGTGGGTAGCTTTGGAGTTTTGTATGTTAGTGGTTGTGGCTTCTTGGTTGGTTTGCTAGCTCGCGGCTTGGGAGCCTCGGTGGGTACCGCTTCGACAGTCGCTGGGGCTTGGCCAGTGGCTTGGTAGTAGAATTGCTCAAGGTCACCAATTTTTGAAAACGTATCAAGCATGCGGCGATAGGTCTGAGGGTTGCTCATCTCGGCTTGCTTGAGCGCCTTGTTGAAGGCTATCACAAACTCAGGTGCCGTCTTAAACTGCTGGGCTGTAGCGGCCACATCCTTAAGCTCTGGGGCTATACCGTTTAATGGCTCGCTCTGGGGAGCTAAAATACTTGGTTGTACTTCTTGGCTCTGGGGAGGCACAATACCATTTTCGACACTTGTCGTAATTGGTGCGGGAGCTGGAGGTGGCATTGGGGAGTTTATGCCCTGGCTTATATCTACCATCGGGCTTCGGACTGGTTGATCAACTTGCACCATATCACCCATGGCTGGTGCGGCGGCTGGTATGCCTGCCTCTACAGGTGGGGTAAAGGTTTTGAGTCCCTCGTCTACTCGCCTCTTAGCAAGGTCGAGAATGTCTGGGGTTAGGTCTGGGGTGTACTTGGTTGGGTTAGCGCCCACGTCGGCGGCCACTGCCGCTTCCGCTTTGGTTAGCTGCTCGCCTCGGCGTAGCTTATCGTTGATGAAGGATACGATCTTACCATAGACCGTAGGTACTTCCACTGGCAAACCTTTACCGCGAATATCCATACCCTTCATCACATCGCGCGCAAATAGTTTAGGGTTCTCGTTACGGACGGTCTCAAGGATCTTGGCCGTAGCTGGATCAATCTTAGTGTTACCTGTGACTGCCCAATCTTTGGCGGTGGCGTTTGGTACAGTGACATCCTCGCCTGGCATTAGCTTGGTCTTAGGGATCTGCTTGATGTTATTGACTTCATGTTTAGCGCCAAGAGCCAAGAGCCCGTAGCTTAGGATCAGTGACGTGGCACCCGCTACTTTATCTTGGATCGTAGGAGCCGCTATAATCTGCTTAACTTGCTCAGGGGTGTCAAGTACCTGTTTGCCCGTGAAATAGGCCAGGGTACCCGTCTGAGCCGCTTTAGCGGCCACTGGAGCTCCACCACCCGTGGCAAACATCAGGCGTCCGAATATACCCGTACCTGCATCATAAAGGAAGTCATCAAAAGACTTCTTGTCTTTGATCTGTTTGATCTTCTCGGCGCTCGGAGCGTTCTTAGCAATGGCCGCTTTGTTCTGGGCTTCGGTATTTGTGAGCGATGTGCCTAGCTTACGACGGGCATCGGCTTCTGCATTATCACTCACGATGCGCTGGCGGCCTAGTGGATCATTGAGGAACTGGAAGGTACCTGCGGCTAGGTTTGGTAGGAACTCGCCCACACCCTTCTTGACGCCGCCCAGGACGCCCTCTACACCCGCTTTACCCGACTGCACTGCTTGATCTTTAATCTTGGCTTGCTTGAGTTGTGGTGCCACAGTCTCGGAGAGTACACCTAGAATAGCACCAAGACCACCCTTAGCGAACCCAAGGGGATTGCGGTTTTTAGCTTTCTCTTCTTCGGCCTTGAGAGCTTTTTGATCGTTGACCTTCTTAGTATCACGCTCCACCTTGAGCTTGTTGTAGAGGGCTGCCTGCTTATCTTCATAGGCGGTCTGAGCAAACTGGCCATAAGGACTATCATCAAATACGGGAGCTTTCTCTTTCTCCTGCATCTTCTTCATCTTGGCCACAATGTCTTTGTCGTATTCAGTCGGTGCACTGTTGGCGGCGTACGCTGAATAGGAGGCACCTTGTAGCAAACCTAGGAGGTTGTTCTTGCTACTGCTCTTGCCTCCCCCGAAGAGCAAATTATAGTCTTGGATCGCCATGGGCTACTCCCCAAATACTTGCTTGCGGTAGTTATACGCTAACTTAGCTGCGGCATCCTTTGATAAGCCGTATGTGGCTTGTAGTGTAGGAATGACCTCGCGCTCAGTATACCATGCACTACCCCCTTCCTTGGCTGGCTTATAGCCCTTAAATAGAGATACGAGAGCAGCCTGAGTAGATGGTAAGGCATTAGATGAGCCCGACTGAGCCAGGGACTGCCTGGAGAGTGACATCTGGGCGTTGAATTGGCGCTGGCTCTCCTGGAACTGTTGCATTGCCAGTTGGTATTGTCGATCTGCTTCGGCCTGGGCTCGCGCGGCGGCTTCTTTCTGGGTGGCCACACTGAGAAGATCCTTGAGGTTACCGATCTTTTGCTGTTGGCCAGTACTGATAAGGTTAGATCGGTTACTCGCTTGACCGAGAAGGTCACTTAAGTTAGCGGTCTCATTGCCCAGGGCGCTTTGTTGTTGGCCGTACTGCTGGGCTAGTGGCTGGCGCTCAAGGTTGACCAGTCGTTGACGCTGTGCTTCTGTAACCAGCGATCCGCTCGTTCGGCCAGTTACTGAGCTATCTACCCCGTTTAGGAGGTTCTCAGTGTTGAGCAAGGTACCACGAATAGAGTTGACTCGGTTACGGACGTCACCGACGCCCAGCTCGTTTACCGAACGGTCATAAATATCAAGCGGGTTTTCTGCCGCGTTCTGAGCATCTTGTAGTTGTTTAGTGATTGTTGCTGAGTCCATGGGTTCTCCAAAAATAAAAGCCCTCACTAAGAGGACTGCTCGTCTATAGCCATATTATAGCACACTACACCGTAACTTCCTCAAAATCATTACCAAAAATGTAATACTTGAAATAAGCTATCTGATTAGTGATCGGATTGCTATTAAACTCGCCTGCTACTGCCTTGAAGATCCAGTTGTTTATACCGTTTTCGGCGGTAAATGTTAGGTTGTCCACGAAGCCCACAGTGACCTGAAGATCGCCCGTACCGTACGTTGAGCCCACAATGTCGCCTCCCGCGTACTGCCACTCTATTAAGTGAGGGGAGTAGTAGCCGAGGTTATGCGGTATGCTCAAGATCGTCTTAGTCTCGTTTGGCTGGATGCTGCCGATAGTAACTTTAAGATTACCAAAGTGCTTAGGCTCTTTGTTTATGAAGCAGTTGAGCAAGGGGTACTCGGTAGATAGCAGAAAGTCTGATACCACCTGGCTCTCAACATCCTTGCCTTTCTTCATTACCTTAAAGCCATAGTCGCTCATAGTGATATCTCCTGTATATCCGTCTGAGTAAATGGATCCTTAAAGATCACGATGGAGTATTTATTGTAGAAGAAGCCATCACGTATCCTGATATCTTGGCCGTTCGCGTCTGTACCTGCAAAACCTGTGACTGATTGCCACACATCACCATCCAGCGTAACCCCTGGCATAGCGTAATCTGCGGTGCTCACAAAGGCTGAGAACATCGGGGTGTACGGTAGATCATGGCTAGCCGAGAAGTACCCGCCTGACGGCGTACCCACACTGACGCTGTGCACCATAGGGCTGCGGGCACCTGAGTGGATAACATAGTCGCGCGGTGAAGTCGAGGTGATACTTTTGCCAACTTTTGCCACCTTAAATCCATAGTCGGTATTGCTGAGTAGATCCCTGGTTGTAGCTGTCTTGAAGGTAGGATACTGCACATTCTCTTCAATGTTGATGGTAGTGATAACCAGATAGAGATTGTATGAGAGCATGGTTGTGGCACCGAAGGCTGCGGGGTATACGTAAATACCCTTACGATCTACAAAGATCGAGGATCTAGTATTGACGAGCCCGTTACTGCCGTTGGTGTAAATATCTGTCGCTAGCTGGTAGTTGAACACCGCTGGCACGAACCCAAGGTTATGCTCGTACACTAAAGTCCCCACGTCTGGAGGTGCATTGACTTGAACATGGATAGCCTTATAGACTGATACGTTTGGCCAGGAAGAGCTGAAGATGAGCTCTTGATCGGCTGCGGTATTCACGTTCTTCTGGGGGAGCGATATCTTTAACCCGATATCATCCTTGAAGGACTCAATAGCCACTAGAAGCCTCCTTTTTGATACCCCATTAAAATACGATCTGTTTGGCCATCGTTCTGAATAATAGCTTTATTATACCCCTGAATAACATCCTGCTGGGTGTAGGTCTGACGATCCAGTGAGCGCTCCTGGGAGGCTGACTCGATAGCTACATCCTTAACAGTCGGGAAGTCGGTGGTGACGCCTTTTACTATCTCCATGTGACCTCCTACATCTTAAGTTCTTTGGCAAGATCATCAAACTCGAACATGATCGAGGTGACCTCTACAGGCTGAGTAGCTGATCCATCGTGCTCAAAGTCCATACCCCATTGCGCTTCTTTGAAGTCCTCATTTTGGTTAGGCACGCTTACGGTAGCTTCTACAGCTCCCTCGGTTGTTACAGGCGTACCATAGTGCCAAGCGGCCTCACGATCTAGCTTATACTTCATCTTCACTGTCCAGTTTGCTGGTAGTGGCAACATCGTACCCGTCACCATGTGAGCTTTCTTCTTCTTGAAGGCAATGCCGCCATCATAGATCGGCATCTCCATAGTAGCAAACCTAGCGGGAGCTGATGAGTTATTCACAACATCTACACCATAGGTATTGCCATCTCTCCAGGATATGTAGAGAGTATCACCGAAGTTCTTGACCATCCCAATGGTGAGATTGTTGCTGCCTGTCTGGAGCTCAGTGCCTGTTGATAGGGTGTAGCTTAGGCCGAAGGACTTTGAGTAGTTCTTATCGACTGATCCCCATGAGTACACGCCATGCACGAGGCTTCGGTTAGTAGTCGTGCTTGGATAGCCCATGAGCATGATGCCGCGACGGGTCGTAAACATATTTGGATAACCGACAGTGCCATCTGCAATACCCGAAAACTCGCTATCAGTGTTTGGTAGGGTTCGCACCTTGATGTTTTGCTTACTACCTGTATTAGCCCATAGTGCTCCACCCGCTTGGAAGTAGATGATGTTCTCGTAGGAGTAGATTGAATATGGAGAGCCTTCTGGCACATCTGCAAAGAAGTTGTAGGTTGTAGCTGTGCCATCCCAAAAGAAGATCTTGCCGTCCTGGAAGTCCCTTGTGGAGCTCGTAGAGCGGTTCTCCGCCGCGATTGCTAAGAACTCGTCCGTAAAGGCCAGTCCACATATTTCATAGCCTGGCGGCAATGTGACGCGGTGACGTAGCCACTCAAGGTTGCTTGGGTTGTCGCTTAATGGCTCGAACACGCTGACATAGCGCTCATTGGCCACACATAGCCATTGCTGGAAGAGCACGGCAGGGTGCATACCGTTACGAGGTGAGATGAGCCTTGGCGCTATAATCTGATAATCGGCTGTAGCCAGGTTGGTAGCTGTGGCCACCTGCATACTACCATCGCTAGCGGTGCTGGTAACGTGCACGTGATAGGTTCGGGCATTAGGCTTAATGAGCATCCGTACGGGAGCGGCCATGATAAACTCATTGAGCTCGCCGTTGGTTAGGTTAGCATTGGTGATGGTCTTAGTGCCTAGTAGGTTATTAGCGTCATCATGGACGACCACTGTCCAGTCACCCGTACCTTTACTCACAACCTTAATCTTCACTGAGTAGAGAGGCTCTATATCTGGTGTAAAGCTAAAACGATTGGAGTTGCTAGTCTCATCTAGCGCGGTTAGCGGTACATAGGTCTGGAGTCCACCCGTCCTTGTGGCGCCGCTATCTGTTGATGGAGAGTTGCCATACTTATCTACATCGAGCACAGGACTACCTGATATTGGGTAGTAACGGCTTACTGATGTAAGGCCAGTGATATAAATAGCATCGGCGTCTTGGCGGTACACAAGCCCATGAGCGCCCGATCCTACATTACCAACCACGCTCCATACGCCTGAGGTGTTTTCTTTATAAAAGCGGCCATTCTCATCCAGGGCGTAGCGCGTACCATCAGGGACTTGCACCATATTCTGGATGAGGCCAGTGACCACACCCGCACTTGCTTTAGTCGCTCCAGGGAGCACAGAGAATTGGCTTGGCTTCTTACGGAAGTCAATGCCACGGGAGTTTGCGAACGAGTTTGGAATACCCCGCTTAAGATCTGTTGCGAGGCCTCCGTACCAGCTTTGGGAGTTTACAGGTTGCTTTGCCATGATTAGTGTATGTTGTTAGGTGGTAAGTTGAAGACTGAGCCGATCTCGTCGATAGGGACGTCATCGAGGACGGCGCTACTTGTTTTATTGCCGTAGACCTCTTGTATCTCGTCGATAGCGGCATCCCAGAAAGACTTGTAGTCGTCGGCTGTGGTTTTATCTTTGCGGCCAAGGAAGTGGCGCCATGCGGCGTAGTCCTGGAGTGACTCATGGTACTCGCTTGGGATTATAGGTGCTTCACCGATAATAAAGCTGCGGCCACTTCCTGATGCGCCCTGGTAGTACTGTTCGAGTACCAACTGGCTTGTTGAATTAAAGCCGCCTATTCGATACCAGAGACCATCGCCATCAGTGGTCTGAAAGAAGCGGCCAATCATATCCTGGCTGAAGCCAGCGGCGCTATGGTTGATAAGCTGTGATCCTAGCGCAACCGTGACAGTGCCTGTAGTGTAATCGTCTTTGGTGAGTTGTGGTTGTCGCGGCTCATAGTAGACCTCAAGGCCATTCTCAGTAGCTTCAGATGTGGCTGGGTATACCCCGATCTCATCCATACCCTTAACAAAGAACATACCTGGTAGATCCGACACGGGGAAGCCATTAAGGAGGATCTGTTGCCATTGGTACTCGCTCGCTACCTCTACCAGTGGGTAGGTCTTCTCGTCGCGCACAATATTCACGCCTGTAACACGCACACAGTCCTCAGGAAGCTGGTAGTAGATCTGATCGGCTACCGTATCCGTCGTCTTGCTCGTACGGGTCACATGGCGCTTTATAATAGCATTGATCTTATCATTGGCGGTGTTCAGATTACGTTTAATCCTAGCTAGGCTTTCTGCCGAGTAGTCACCTGTAAGTTCTTGAGTTCCGCTGATGAGTTGGCCGAAGGTAAACATTCATTCTCCTTGAAAATAAAAAGCAGCCCCGCAAAGGACTGCTTGTCTATGGCTGTATTATAGCATATTACTGTTTGTTGGGCGTAATAAATACACCCAGAGCAGTAACTAAAGCTACGGCGCCATGTACACGAGGATCAGTGCACCCTTGGGTTAGCACCATAAACTGAGCTGCTGCACCGCCCAAACCAACTATGAACTTGTTATATCGTTGAATGGTCATATTGACCTCCTTAAATTGATTTAATCATTTCACCAGGCATTATTTCTTGCCTCGGTTAAGTAACGATTGGATGAAAGCCCAGAAGCTCTGTAACGCACTAGCTCCCTGATCAAGAGTCTTGGTGTCTTCAGTACGTTTAGCCTGCTCTTCGGCCAGATCCTTAGCTCGCTGATCGGCCAGGGCTGTAGCTTCGGCCATTTTACGGTTGGCCTCTTCCATCTCGGACTTGATCTTATTCCACTCTTCTTGGCTTGGGCGGCCTTTAAGCTCACCAATCGAGGCCTGGTACTGATCATAGAAGTCGAGTGCCGCTTGGCGTCGGTTGCGCCATGGAGCGTTTTTGTTCCACTTCTCCCACATTACAGCTTCAAGGTCTTGACCTCCCCATGAAGCCCAGAACTGTGAGTCAAACTCACCGTTATGAGTGCGAACTAACGGCCAACCTTCCATTTCGCTATGGATCATCCTTAATGTTTCTCTAGTAACTTTGGTTGCTCCCACGCTACCTCCTTGGGCTGGTGTGCCCTTACGTCTTAATATGGCTATTGGGTTGGCGTATGCCGAGCCCGTTGTGATCCTCAGTGGTGATCTACCGTTCTGCTCTATTATAGTGGTTGGGCTCAGGTAAATAAAGATATGCCCCACTCCACCACCATAATTTGATCCGAGGACGCCGATATCGCCTCTCTGGGGACTACCCACTCTATCAAAATACTGGCGTACATTTGCGTTGGTTAGATTGCCACTAGCATCAGTAGTGCCCCAATCTTTAGCATTGCCCCACGCGGCAGCTGGTACACCGAGAACACGCCAACAGTATTGATTGATGAGGGATACACACTGGCCGAGATAACCACCGTCCTTCCAGGTATTACCTGTTGCGGTGTACTTGCTGACCTGACCTTGGCCTATGGCCTGATTGACAAATTGATCCATATGCTACTCCTTTACTTCTTCTACATGCTGCACGGTTTGATGGGTGACGGTCTGCTCGGTCACCTTCTGCACAATAGCGTTTTCTAGTTTGCCATTGAGCTTCTTCATGAACTTGAGTTGTTCCTGTGAATTAAGACCCGTGATCTCGGCTTGTTTGCCCACTTCTTTAACCGTCTTCTCTAGTGACATACTGGCTTTAGCGGCCTTCAGTGATGCTTGACGTTGTTGTTGAGCGGCCTTGGTGTGCTCTTTAAGATCTTGTGATAATGTCTTAGCAAAATATTTAACAACCCAAATTAGACCAGCTACTGTGGTGCCTGCTAAAGTCATAGCCGCTACTGCTACTGTTGCTCCTTCACCCATTACGCGTTATACTCCGTTATTGTTATGTTTGATACTGCTATGCCACCATACTTACGGGCAGAACCTGAGCCGTTGAAGGTAGTTGTACCAGCGTTTGTATTACCAACCCTTATTCTAAATGTGGTAGATGAAGTTGTACCAGCAGTCATTTTGAATCTAAACGGAATGGCAATAATTGCACCAGCCGTATCTTGATATGAACCGATAGCTGCAAGTGCATTTGCCGTAGAATCTTGATGTAGTGCCACAGTCATCTGTCCTGGGACTGACGAAGCTCCGACCCACACACCCTCTATTACTAGGATGTTAGAAGTTCTTTTAGGAGTTATAGCCTGGGTCATAAACTCAATACCTTCGGTGATTTGAGGGATAGTGTCATCAAATGGCGTCACCGTTGTACCTGTGTTAGATGCTGTGTAGTTTGTGCCCACATGTTGCACTGCAAATCCCGTAGCGGCCTTCACATAGCTCACAGCGGCGTCCGTAATATTGTTAGTTACCACGCTGTTGTTGGTGTTGAGCTTGCCATCTTTAATGTTCATACCATCTATAGTCACACCGTTGGCAGCTGTAAACTCACTAATAGAGTCGGTGTTTAGTGAGGGGTTATTGATAGTCGGTGTGTTGATGGTCGGGCTGGTTAGTATCTTATTGGTCAAGGTTTGGCTATCTGAGGTGCCGACAATCGTACCTGTAGGAGCGTCTTTAGTCCAGGCACTGGCGCCCGTACCCGTGCCCACGAGCAGTTTGCCTGCCGATGGTGTACTGGCGCCAGTGCCTAATTTGGCCTCAAGAGCTTCTAGGATATCGTTCGCATCCGCATGTTGCGCTGCATGATCAATAACCGCGGGATCGGATGATGCCGTAGGGTTGGTCAATGTATCTAGTGAGGTAGGATATAGTGTCATTACGTATGACTCTCCAGATATCCACCAAAATACGTGTAAAAAGTGCCTGTGTTTTGACCATATATAACTTTGGTACCGCCGCTATTTTGCATTATATATATCTCTATATAGTCACCTATTGCTAACTGCACTAAAGGAGGACTAACACTCCATGCTCCATCTTGTCCCGCTTCGTTACCTGAGTTACCACGTACATACGACGACCCATTCTTCCATAACTCGACAGATGAAAAGGAAGGAGTACTCTGCATATAAACTGTAGCGGTAAAGTTGTAAAAGCCTGCTACTTTGGCAGTAAACCGACTAGAAGCAAACTCGTTATTGCTGTCATATACCTCGGTGTTAAATGACACTTTACTATTGGTAGATAGGGTCTGTGTAGTATTGTGGTAGGCAAAGAATTTGGATGGTAATGTGATCTGAGATACCGAGTAATCTACCGCCGCAATCTTAGCTGCGGTTACGGCAAGAGGAGTGATGTTGCTAGTGACCACCGAGCTTGCGGTGTTTAGCTTACCATCCTTGATATTGAGTCCATCTACTGTGACACCATTAGCGGCAGTAAACTCGCTAATGCTATCTGTGTTCAGGTTAGGGTTGTTGATTGTAGGTGTGTTGAGGACAGCGCTGGTCAATGTCTTATTGGTGAGCGTTTGAGCGTCGGAGGTACCCACGATAGTGCCAGTTGGCGCATCCTTAGTCCAGGCGCTCTCTCCCGCTCCAGTACCCACTAGGAGCTTGCCTGAGGCCGCTACGCTTGCGCCAGTACCTAACTTGGTCTCAACTGCCTCTACCGCGTCATTGATGTTAGCATGCTGGGCTGCATGGCTAAGAGCACCGAGAGTGTCGGTACCTGCGGGGTTTGAGAAGGCGTCTATAGCGCCAGGAAATACCGTAGACATTATGCTGGGCTCCATTCTGCTGGAGTCTTAGTAGAAATAGGGCTCTCACCACTCACGCCGCTATATACATCAAAGATGGTGTTGTAGGTTCGGCCGATAGGATTGTAGATCTCACCGCTTGGGTAGTCTGGGTTAGATCCCCACTTAGTGCGGTTCTTCTGGCTACCAGCCCATAGCTGCGGGAGTTTGCCCTGCTCATCGAGGGAGGTGTCGATAGCATCGAATAGAGTAGTTGCGTCGTCATACTGAAGCCCCGCCTGGTCGTATAAAACAACAGGCGTAGTCTTTAGTGGGTTAGATGTCCAGCGACTTGGTAGCTTCACTGCGGCTTACTCCTATTTAGTACTACTGCGGCCTTGATCTACATTGATGACTACTTCACCCAGGGTACCTGTTGATATAACACGCACACCTCGCGTAAAGTCCCAGAACTCGTAACTTTCACCTTTCACTGGATTGGTGATAGTACATACATCGGCAGATGAACCAGTGGTATTATCAATAACTACAATCGTGCCTGTCCATCCAGCCGTAACTGTTAGGAGCACTTTATTAGCGCGGCCAGATGCAACCTGTTTGGTCTCTGCGGTTGTCATTCTATATTTCATGCGAACCTCCTGATCAATAATAAAAAGCAGCCCACTTGGGACTGCTCGTCTATATCCGCATTATATCACACCCTAGCTCAGTTTATCCATTGCCAAAACATTTGTTAGATTTGAGTCACTCTGGATTTTACCCATCGTTCCAGTCTGAGTATTAGAGTCTGAATATGCCCAGACCGCACTTGGCACCACCGAGAAGTCTGATTGAACCATAATCTGCGATGGTTGGCCTTCGTCCCACAAGTCAAAACCAGCCACTTTATTGCCTGTTCCGGCGTCATACAGGTCATCTACAAAGAAGTATGCCCCTGCGGTTGCAGTAACTCCTGTAATCCTTACCTGGGCGTAGCGGGCTACCGAACCAGAGTAGTAAGCTGAAATATTAAATGGTAGCCATGAGCCCGTGGTCGTCGGGAAGGTGTAGGTTGCATCAGGAGTAGCAGTTAAAAGAGTACCTGGTAGGAATAGTTCTACTTTTAATGTACCACTAGAGAACGTAGCGTTGCGGTAGATGTACCCGAATATACCTACCTGACTTGTTGGATTAGCAGGTATCTTAAATGTCCAGCTTGAGCCTGTTGTAGCGTTCTCAGGCTTACTTACGAGCGAGAGTGATGAGGCGGTACGGACGGTAGTATCAGTAAGACCTGAGCCAGCACTCCACCATGAACCATAGTTGGTGTACCAACGGTGCTTAGAGGTGTTACCGTCCATATCTTGGAACTTGATAAGACTGGTGTCTAATTGATTAAGATAGTTACTAATAAGTGTAGTTGAACCGAATGAACAAGCATTAAAGTAGGCTTGGTTAAGGGTTGAGGTAGCCGTGAATATATCATTTGAGTTAGAAGCTATTGTGCCAAAGTTACAGTTATTGAAGGTATTTCCCGATGCCGTAGAAGAATAGAATGCGTTCTGGCGAGCACCATTGATTGAACAATTATTAAAGGTATTAGCATTAGAGCTGAATATACCAATACCATACCCAAATGACGTATTAATAGCGTTTGCTCCATAAGAGTGACAGTTAGTAATGGTGTTTGAGGTAGACGATACATTGAGCGATATGAACGCACATGAAGCCGTACCGCTCGGTGCGTTAAAGTGGAATGAGTTGGTAAGTGTTTTATTGGAGGTTCCTGAGTATCCTATTCCTGACTGACCTGTATAGTTACCACCCTGGGTGTTGTAGAGAGTGATACCGTTGTGGGTTTGAGCCGTTGCATCGGCACGTAGTACAAGAGTTTGGCGACCTGCTATGGAGTTATGATAGAACACTATTCCGTCAAATGAAGAGGATGAGTTCATGGTTGGTGCTACTGCTCTACCAGATGAGCAATCACTGTATTCCATACGAGTGTAGTTCATGTTACTCGTGGTACTTGATGCGTGGTACGCGTACCAGCCGCGAGCTGTATTGCTTGGTTTAATAATTACATTACGAGTAAGGTTTGCGATATGGGAACCAGCAGCGTGAGTATTAACCAGGGCTGCTTCAGCCCCACCAGGTGTAGAACTTAAGACAAACGATGTGGATGAATTACGTGTCTTAATGTACCGTGTTTCGTTTTTAAGATAGTCGGTGCCGCCACCAATGACGATTTCATCACCCATATCTGCATCCCAAGCAATATTGGTAATCAGTGGAGAAGCCGCCGTACCGAGTCCCGATGCGTAGGTTGTATAGATATCGTATGTCGCACCAGTAGTGAGGATTTGCCCACCAGCGGTTCCGTAAGCCGAGTGTAATCCTTGGTCGCCATTGGCCGCCATGGTAAATATCAGCGTGTTGATAATAGACTTAGTTGCAGAGCCTCGCATGTCAAACAGAGCAGTCGGAGAGTTTACAAACACACTCCCGTTTAAGGTAAGCGTAGTTGAGGCTGAAGTATCAAACTTAAATGTACCACCTGCTCCAATCATAATTGCAGCACCTTGGGTTACTAGGACGTTACCTAATGCTGTTGCAGCAGCACTACCCCATGAGTTAGATGTGCCAGAAATAGTAAGTGTCTTAGTTGTCATACCTGAGTCATGAAAGCCACCCACCCAAACGTCATCAGTGGCACCAAGAGCGGCCGCCGTGTCATAAGTAAGCTGGAACCAAAGGTTAGAGGCAGCAGAACGTACTTGACCTGCGTTTACCGAGCTGACGGAGTTTTTAACACGAACGGTATAAGCTGAGGCAGTCAGAGTCGCAAATGTATAAGGTGTTGCGAACCGTACATAATTGATACCGAGCTGAATATCAGCGTTGTTGATAGTGGCGGTCGCCTTAACCACGCCAGACTCTAACACTTCAACAACAAAATTACCGCCGTTAGTTGGGGCAGTACCTATGTTTATCCAGCAGCCCGTAATTTTATTGGTTGTATTTGGAGCTGTTACACCTGACGAAGTAATACCTGCGTTAGTAACGTTAATTAACGTGGTAATAATACTTGCACTACCAAGCATAGTGTCATAAGAACCTGCACTAACGTAGGTAACAAGTGCCACTAGCTAATCTCCGTACCTACTTCTAATTCTTCACTGACCTGGTATTCGTTCTCGAAGTTCTGTACTTTATTTCTAATCTCATTTACTGCATTAGATGGAGTGCACTCTACTGTTTGACTAGATAGTAAGATAGTGCCATCTCCATCAGTAATGTCGAAGGTAAAGTACTGAGTGCAGTTGAGGGTTAGTTCTGATTTTTGTCGTATTATTGCTTTCATGATGATCTCCTTAGCTATGAGTAAGTTATTGGGCTAACTCGCTCACTCCACTTGTTAGTGAAGCTATCACTACCATAAGCCCACCTCTTGTCGAGCGCAATGGAATTAGTATTTAGTCTCTTTATCTGCCAAACTGCATCAGTTTCAGATGATCCTATAGCGGCATTGCCTATATAGATCATACCCGCTGTTGAGGTGGTGTCGATCCTAGTTGCATAATTAGCCGAGGTTGTGGCCACAGTACCAATAGCCTGCACTAAAAGACGACGAGTAACTGGATCAGCTACAAGCCTAACAGTACCACGGCCATCAGGTTCGAGGTAGTTACCTGCCAAAAGGCCTGTTACTCTATTGCCATCCCTTGTTGCTTCTTCGTCGCCCATAAGCTCTCCATAAATAAAAACCAGCCGCTATGACTGGTTGTCTACATCCGCATTATACCACATTAGATTGTGCCAAGCACTGCTTTGTCAGACTGAAGACGGCGCCTATCCTCGCCCACCTCGCGCTCACGACGCTTAACGTTGGCCTCACGTACTTGGAGAGCTTTATTCTCCTTGGCAATATAGGTAGTAAACTGCTCCGCTTCTTCGCGGCTCTTTTCAGCTTTCTCCTCCCACACGGCTGCAATTCGTTTATACTCCTCAACGCTAGTGCGTAGCTTAGTGATGCCCTTATCATAGGCTTCCTGGGCTTGTTTGGCTTTATCATTGAGGGCGCCGAGTTCAGCGAGCTTATCATCGACGTTGGTTAGGATCTCTTTCTCCCGCTCTTCAAGCGTAGTGATATTATCCTGGATCGTAGCTTCTTGTTTAGTGAGTTGATCAATACGATCATGTGAGGCGCCTAGTTGTACGTTGTAGGCCTCCACCACGTCCGTCACAGCTTCTTCTTGGGTCTTGAGGTAGTCCTGGGTCTCTTTGAGCTCTTTCTTGACGCCTGCGAGCTCCTCGCGGCTCTGAGTGATAGCCTTCTTGACGGCCTCCCAATCTTCATGGGCAGTCTTGATATTTAGCTGGGCTTTGAGTAGAGCTTGCTTATTAGCAGCTTCAGACTTGGCTTGATCAGCCTGGATCTGTTTAAGTAAGGTGGTCTCGGTCTCCACCTTCTCCTTAAGAATGCGTAATCTACCCTCTTGGATAGTGATCTCATTATTGATCTCGGACAGGAGCTTTTCACCCGCCTCCAGCTTTACATCAAGAGCTTTCTCTTTACCGTCGAGCTCTATTTGCTTTTGGCGCAACTCAGCATCGAGTAGCTCAAGTTGTCGAGCTTTCTCGGAAGATATGGGAGCTTCGGGTGTCTCTAGCTCTTCAGCCATGATTAGTCAGTTGGGTTATTCAGGCCTGCGAGTGGATCATGAGTAACAGGGGCTACTGGAGCTTGGGGAGCTGTTGGCTGTGGGTACTCATTGACTGGCACTAGATCAGGATCTTCACCGATTGGGCTTTCGATGTTCTCGGCGCTTAGGCCAATGTCGGCCAGATCAAACTCACCTGATTGTGGTGCTGGTGTTGCTGGTTGCGGGGCTGCTTGATATGGAGCTGGTTGTGGTACGCCCGCTCGATCATTGATCGTGCTAACACGTAGCTTATCAAGCATCTCGCTACCACGGTTGGCACCAATAAAGACTTTGTTAATAGCTTTTAGCACGAGATGTGGCTGGAGGATATTACCTGGCTTACGTTCAAGGCCAAACTGTTGCTTGACCATGTAATCAATATAGAGAGTAGCAGCGAAGGCTGGCAGTGCAACTTCGGCGCCTGGGAGAACTTCATAGGTATCAATCTTGCGACTGATGCGGTTACGCTCGTCCCTAACATCACCACCGCCTTGCTCCCAGCGATAGGGCTTGTTGGTTGGGTTAGTGACATAAACAATATCAGTGGCGGCGTACATAGTATTCAGGATCTCCTGGATACTCATGCCCTTATATTGCTCGGCTCGCTTCTGCTCTTCTAATGTAATTTCGTCCATGTGTCCTCCTTAGTTTCTGGGCTACATTATATCATAATATGCAAAAAGACCCTAGAGAAGGGTCTTTTATTGCACGTGAGGTGACTACTTCTTTTTGTTTTTCTTCTTGGGCTTCTTGCCCGATCCATCACACTCTTCACATAGCTTACTGTAGTCGCCGAGATCGAGACCCTTGCCTTGACAGGCAACACAGACATCAGACTCGTCATCTTCATCTACTAAGCGATCTTCATGGGGTGAAAATGGCTCAATAGCTGGTTCAGTTGGCGTAACGTCTTCAGGATCAGTCTCATTAGCAACCTGAGCACCTTCGGCACCCTCTTCGGGGCTTACAGTACCTTCGTCAGGTGCTGGAGTCTCGTCGTTGACGGGATCCACCGTGGGTGGAGTTGGGTCAACTGGAGGTTGCTCGCTACCAGCGTCACCTTCCACTACTGGATCAGTAGGTTGGGTGAAGTCGGGCTCTACCACAGGGGTAGGGGTTGGAGTATTCTGATCTTCGACGGGCACAGTCGTTGGTTCGTTAGACATACGTCCTCCTTACTTATTAGACACGTTGTAGTTCGATGGTGATCAAACCTACCAGGCCAGTTAAGGTACCTGAGAAGTCGAGACCGATCTTGTCACCAGCGGCCAGAGTTACATCGGCAGCAGTGGCGGTAACCGTAGCTGCGGTGGTCGTATTGACAGGCACCGTCGATGTTAGGTCTAGGGCTGCACTGAGCTCTTTGACCGTGCTGCTAGCGGCAGCACCTGGAGCACTCGTATCAGTCACCTTGCGGGGACGTACAGCGGCGCTTGTGCCACCAACTACTGAGTGACTCTCACGGACTGAGACTACCTTACAAGCGAATGGAGCGATCCAGATCCACTTGTCAACCGAAGCTGCAAGCAGCTCCGACTCGACAGTAAACGTGGCGCCGATTGGGACACTGCCAATCTTGACAGTGCTCCCAAACTCGACGGGCAGATCAGTTTTCAACTTGCGGAAGAGGCGTAGGGCTGGAATGTATTTTTCTAGCTGCATGATCTACCCCCTTAATCCATCTGCAAGAATGCAGAGCGGTATTCAGTGTCTACTAGAGCTTCACTGGCCACACCGATTTGTGGCTCACCAACACCATCCAGGGCTTCAACTGCACCAGCGGTACCAGTACCGATGGTAAGGGCTAGACCCTTGGTTACAGCTTCATCAGCCCAGACTGCACACTCACCGCGGGTTTGGAACCAACCGAAGTAGTTAGCAGTGATGGTGACATTTGGGACACCTACAGGCAGGTCAGCCTGATCGGTAGCACTAATGACTACACCAGCATATGGGTTTTTCTTCAATGTGACTTCGGACGAGGTGGTAAGGGCTACACGGATAGGCTCGTCCAAGAAGATGTAACCTGATCCAGCAGAGTCAATAGCAGGGTTGCTAGTGATCTTGTAGGTAATACCTTCACCAGTAGCATCGTTTACCGTGAGGTAACCTTCTTGATACTGATCGGCAGTAGCAGCCGTTGCACCTAAGGTGACTTTGACCTTCTTGGCACCAACAGCGGCAGCTTCAGCTACAGCGATGTTAGTGTGGTTGGCAACGAGGTCAGCGTTGACTACCAGCTTACCAGGATCGAGATCACTGGCACCAGCTTGACCGTAGCGGTATACTCGGCCATCGGACGTGACGCCTACGGCGCCGAACTCGACCTGCTTCGTGCTAGAAATAGCGCGGATGTCTTGTTCTGAAAGTTGTCGTGTTCCGTTAAACATGATTATACCTTTCTTTCTCGGCTACTAGGCGATGCCAGTAATACCAGTTAGTTTACCATTGCGGCGGGGTTGACGATGGAACATGTTACCCAGCAAGAGTATGTGACCGACCTCACCATACTGAGCTGTTGGGCTCATCATCTCGCGGAATTGGAATGCGCTAGGCATTGGGGCTTCTTTGTAAACACCTTCAGTAACTTGGTTGGTGCTTGAAATGGCCTGTAGGGTCTTATCACGAGCAGCATAGAAGCCAAGGTAGCGCTCGTTGAGCCAGAAGAAGGTACCAGTGTCACACTTGTCGTCACCGACGATTGGGAGACCACGGTAGCTAATGGCGTTGAAGCCAGCAGCACCCTTCAGCTCTTGAGCCTGGATCGAAGTACCCATTGGAGTACCACCAGTAACCTTGTTGTACCCGTTAATCTGGGTAGCGGTGTACATGGCTTGCATCGTAGGAGCGATGAGGCTCTCGATGTTGGTGAAGACTGCCTTGGTCGTAAGACCGATGGTAGGACTTTCGTTCTGAACGCTAGCGGCACTAACGTTATCATGCTCACTTGAGAGGTAGTCCAGAGTGATCAGACCGCCGCTTACGGGAGTAACGTCACCGTTAATCCATGGGTTGGTTGATCGAGCTAAGGTACCGTATGAGCTGGAGTTACCACCAGCATCGACGATCAAACCGAGACCATCGAAGTTCTTACCGACACCAGCGCCGTAAAGAATGGTACCAACTGCGTCGGCCATGGAGTTCTTAGCTTCATCCATTTTCTGGCCAACTAATGAAACGGCTGCTTTGTCGCCAGTTTCGTTGACTACGCGCTCAAGACCTGGAACAACAACTGATTGCTGGTAAGCCTTGATGTACCAAACCATCTTCTTGGTGTTGTTGGTAGCAGCGGTAGAGAAGGTATCCATACCATCGAACGAACCACCAGTGTTACTGTTTTGATACTGAACAGGCTGATCCATTGAGGTGCCCCTCCAGCGCTTTGGAGCACTAAGCACACGAGCCGTCAGCACATTACTGTTGTTGATCTGGTCAACCACAGAAGGCAAGATCTCGTTGTACGTAATGTCTGTGACTACGTTTGAAAAAATCATCTCGATTTTCCTTGCTTAAATAATAAAAAAACAAGCAGCCCGTTTGGACTGCTTGTCTTACATGACCCAATATATCACACTTGGGTGCGAATTACAACACTATTCTAGCTCGTCGTGGCTATCTATAATGTCGTCAATCGACATACCTGGACGTACACGTGGTGCTTCTTTCTTGGCGGATCCACCATCACCACCACCGATCATACCGCCACGCTTGCTATTAGCGTCGTCTGCGGCCTTCTTGTCGGCTTTAGCCTTAGCTGCGGCTGCATCGCGGTTCTCTTTGGCCTCCAGGAGGTCAAGAGCATGCTTCACGGACTGGATGCGATAAGGGTTACCAGCCTTGGCCAGTCGATCATTTTCTTTGATCATGAAGTCAGATATCTCAGTGATGCGCTTCACTGTAGGATCAGCTACATAGGCATCAGTGTTCTCTTTAGCAGTGATAGGCTGGAGGCGCTTATCTGCAATAAGCTCATCAATCTCACCTAACCAGGTTTGCTCTAGCTTACGCTGGAAGTCTACCTGGATCTGATCAGATACCTTATCGTTGTACTCTTTAATGAGCTCTGCACGCTTGGCACCATTTTCACCAAACAGTTGACCAGCCTTGAGCATATCGCGGTGGTTCTCAGGTACGAAGTCATCGGGGAGTTCGCTTGGATCTTTTACCTTAAAGGTCTTGATCTCGCCGTCATCTCCGTCACTACCGCGGATCTCGATCTCAGGTAGCTTGTCGAGGGCATAGGCTTGAGCGCTCTCATACTTGGATAGCTCATCATCTACCTTAGGTTCTGGTGGAGCTGGGGGAGTAGGATCAGGATCTGGATCCTTAGGGTCTACTGGATCAACAGGATCCGCTGGATCTTGGGGATCGGCGGGGTCACTTGGATCCGCTGGATCAGCGGGGTCTTGTGGGTCTACAGGGTCAGCTGGATCCTTAGGATCAGTTGGGTCTGCGGGATCGGCAGGATCTTGGGGATCTACTGGATCCTTAGGATCTGCACCACCACCTTTAGCTGCTTCTTCCGCTTCATGTGCATCTAGGGCATCTAACCCGATAGACGCTAAATCGGTCTCTGGCATAATATAGTCCTCCTTAGTTCTTGGCTACATTATACCACATTGGGAGATTGGCCTGGAATTGCGGGGCTTCCAGCCTGGGCTTTCTGGGGAGTGCCAGGAGGCGTGCTCGCATCAGCCGTCTGAGTCGCTGCCATGCGCTGTGCCAACAATGAGGCTATATTGCTCGGATCTGGAGCTTGGGCACCTAGAGGGCTCTGAGATGGGTCTACAGGCATACCTGGGACTGGTGGCTGTTGCATCTCTGCGGCATCAGGTAGCTGGGTAGACTCAAGCATCAGGCGCTTGCGTAGGTTCTCATGCTCTAAGGTCACATGATCAATGAGGGCTTGTTGGATCTGTGGCTTGGCGTTGCGGAACTCTGCCGTCATCATCTGCTCGTTATGGCTTTTGAGGTGTTCTTCTGTTACCTCTTCACGTGGCTTGGTCTTCTTACCATCCATGATAACCACGTAGTCCATGTAAGCGTCACGATCAGCGTCTTCCTTCTTAAGATCTTGGGTAAGGAGTGTAGGATCAACATTGTATTTGACCAGGCGCTCAAAACGTTTCTGGGCGTTAGGCATACGCAAGTCTTCATAGAGACTGAGTGGATCAATCAGCTTCATGCTGGCTAGTTTGAGTGATACAGCCTCTTGGCGCTCTTTATCTATAGCAAGCGTACTACCTGTCTGTACGTTAATATCAATGCCTTCTTCGATGATGTTGTTGCTCATGGCAATGTAGTCATAGCGGCCATCTTCAGCGTTGATAGTGTAGTAGTGATCCTCGGTGTAGTAGACCTTCATAAACTGTACGAACAGCTTAAAGTACTTATCCATGGCAATATCAATGGCGCGGATAATATCATCCTGGCGGCTAAAGGCCTGGTTGCGGATCATTACGTCTTGGCCTAAGGTAGCGCTCTGATCTTCACCACCACGGAACTGGCTTGGTGTACCGAGGATGTTGTCGATCTCATTACGTAGGTCGTACTTATCTTGGAACACGTACTGAGGTAGCATCTGGCCTTGGAGATTGGTGACGGCTGCACGTACATCCTTGGTGTTGACGATAATCTTCTGGTTTGGACTACCTGTGAGGCGTTGGGCTTGATCAGTAGATAGTGCACCAGCCGCGAATACACGTTGGCCATTAGCATGCTCGACGTTCTCAGCGATCTGGATGTTACGCTTGTTGACGCCTTCCTGGAGCGTCTTGGTGAGCTCTATGGCACTGATGTTATCAATTAGGTGGTTACCGTCATTGATGTAGTTAATAAGGATGTACGGCTTCATAGGAGCGTCTAGGAAGTTGCGACGCTTGCCGCCTTCTTCTGGTAGCCAGTTTGGATCCTTCATCTTGCCTAAGCAGCACTTACCGAAGTACCAGGCTACACACTCTTCAGGCTTACCATCTCGGTATGAGGTGAAGAATACCTCTCGGTATGCAACAACCTGAGCCATCTGGAGTGGAGTGCCTTTGACAATACCAAGCTCCTTAAAGATCTTCTCTTTGGCATCAGGGAACTTACTGAGCAACTTATCGAGTGGTGCTTTATAGGTACGTGATATAAAGCCTGGGTTCTCACCCTGTGGTGTGTTCTTATCGAAGACTACATGATCTGGGTTGACGGCTTCGACAACGATCTCACCGTTGCGGCCTGCGTTAGGATCCCACCTAAGGTGGAGAATACCAACACGCTTGATCATAAGGTTACGGACTGAGGCCTTGAGCTTCTCAGTTAAGTATGACTTCTTAGCATGAGCTAGTGACACTTTTTCTACATCGCGGGCAAGCAATCGTGATCGCTCTGTATCCTGGGCTGGTTGCACCTCGGCCTGTGGTGGCCTACTCGTCACATGGGAGATGATGGACTCTATGGAGGCAAACACACGGTTATCAATGATTGGGTCAACATAGCGACTGGAGTTACGGATGGTCTTCTTCTGTCGGCCAAGCCACAAGGCCATGCTGGTCTCGCGGGCATCCTTAAGGTTGTGAGTCGTTGGGTTATTCCAGTAGCTCAAACTGTCATCAATGCGGCGATTAAGCTGGACTACGATCTCATCATCGGGCATTTCTAGGTTGAAGATTGCTTGAGTGTCTATGACGCCTTGGGAGTTGACGATATCATCTACTGTTGGATCATTGACTTGTTGGGTGGCCATTGGCAGATACCTCTAATTCAATAATAAAAAGCAGCCCTTCCTGGACTGCTCGTCTATGTAGGCATTATAACACATTAGCGATACAACAAGAACATGGTACCACACCACCTGCACTTGTGCTCCACCACAGCCACATCCTCACCCAGCTCGTGCATGGGGATACCCTGTGAATTAGTCACGTATTTGACCTTGTTGTAAACCGAGAAGATCTGCTTTCCACAGTTTATACACATGATCTTTCGCTCCGACCTATCTCCCTGCTTCATTAAGAAGATGGATATGTGGTCTGCATAATGGCTTCGGCCATAGTCTTCGCTCATCTAACCTCCTACTACGTTATCTTCATGGGTCTCTTGCGCCCTGGCAATGCGTTCAATATCAACATGGTAATCGGACTGCTGCGTAACTGGATCAATGGTCTCGCTTATCTTAGCGCTCTGTGCTTGGTCAAGGGGATCAACAACACTACCACCACCTACTAAGGTCTTTAGGATGGCTATACGCCAGTATGCGAGGGCATGGAAGAGGTGATCTGGCTTACCTTCTTGGCGGATCCACTTGCCCTTCTTACGGCCATCATTGTCCTCTTCAACAGTACGGTAGATATTCTCACAATGCTCGATCATGGGCTCTAGCAAGGTTGGGTTCATAACAAAGAGGATATCCTTGCGCTGGATCTCCATAGCTACACGGTCAAGCATCTTGGTTCGATCAGTGTTGACCACACCCTCTTTGTCGCCCTCACCCCAACGGACGATACCTAGCTGCTTGGTGTCTTGTGAGTAGTAGTTGATAAACACCTTACCTGGGTACTTCTCGGCTAGTCGCTTAGGCATTTCAGGATATGGATTAGCATCAATAACCATGGCGGTGCAGTTGTACATCCTAAATAACTGCTCGATCTCGTCCCAGCTCTCGGTCTCACCTGTGCGGAAGACACCACTTGGTGTGCCAATCACATAGGTCTTTACGATACCATTATCGACGCCCATACACACGTCATGGAGTGCCACCTTACCTGGTGAGTTTGCGGCCATAATAGTCTCTCGGTTGAGCACAATATCCGCTGCAATATAGGGGAGGCCTAGCACGAAGTTATGGAAGAACTCAGGTGTTGAGTTGTGGTACTTCTCGACAATGTAGCTAGCCTTGACCCAAGGAGCAATCATCTGGCTTACCCAATAGCCGCGGCGGTACTTGCGCTCTGGGTGACGTGCCCACCATCGGCCATTGATACGATCTGCATCTGATAGCTCTTTGTTACATCGGCCACAGGCATAGATCTGTTGCTTTATATCTACATAATGGTTGAGGTTTACATCACTAGGAGCAAAGTCTAGCCATCGCTCATGCTGGCAGTGGTGACACTTCATAACCCAGTGCATCTGATCTGAGTCAAGCCATAGCTTGTGTACGCCGAAGTTAGGCACTGTAGGGTTTGAGAACTTCCATAGCCATGCGTACTCGCTGGCCTGCATACGAGACTCAAAGGTGTTGATGACGCCCATATCTGAACAACGATCTAGCTCATCCACAATAACAATGTCACAGGTGAGACTAATAGCTTTGCGCTCTGAGAAGGCACCACGGTAGTAAATAAAGCGATCTCCCACCTGTTTGAGGGTGATGTTATCCTTGGTGACCATGTCGCTAATAGCTGGGTTCTTAAGGATCAACTGATCCACCTTAGGGATTACGAAGTCCTTAACAATGTCTTGGGTAGGTAGTACATAAATAATGGTGACTCCATAGTATTTTAGGAGCCACTTGGCCTTGATGATGTTGGTCACACTCCAGCCTACCTGAGCGCTCTTCATAGTCACTTGGTTAGGATGGAGGTCATTGAAAGGCTGGATCATAAAGCGGTGCTTTACAAACTCCAGTGGCCTATCATTCTCTGTAATGAACTCATTACGAACAGCCCAGGCTAGGGGTGATACCTGATCCAGTACTTCTGGGCTCATTTCCATTAGGCAAACGGGCTCGACTTAGGTTGATGCTTGACATACATCCGATACTTGAGCTGAGCACCTTCACGGACATATTGTGGCCACGCTATGCCTATACCGTGCTCAGTGCATAGATGGCTAATTGCGGGATATTTGTACTGTATTGAAATACCAAAAAGCACTAAACGCCAACGGCGTATACCTAATAGTTTAGTAAATGAGAAGGGTCTTATTGCCATTCTGATAGCCTCCAGTTCTGGCGGCGTACGTGCTCTCTGAAGTCTTCTGTGTTGATCACAATAGGATAACGTCGCCCAACGTCTGGATCTTCACTGGTGGTGGTAGCTAGCTCCATATACAGTGGCTCCCAGTCACGAGGTTGGATCACTAAACAGCGCATAGTCTTACCTGAGTAAGCCATTTTGTAGCCAATACCCATGTCTTCTAGGAGCTGAGCGCTTGCAAATAGGGCTTGGTGGCCTTGCTTATTTGTCTTAGTATCTAGGTTAGTTGTTTTCATCGTTGCTCCTCAAACTTAATTCTTTCAACACGCATACCACGCTTTGCATAGGGGTTGTTCGGGTCGATGCCAGCATGAGTTCCGCTATACCAATAATTCAATTCTGCTGGGGTCGGGTTGTACTCAATCTCTTTAATGTGTCTGAATGTACCCAGGTCTTGTTTAATCTTCATTTAAGACCTCTCATTAGATTTAAGTGATTTGTTTACAATCTCAAGGGCAAACTCCAGGTTTACTTGTTTTAGACCAGGTCTAACTTTACTATCGTCCCAGGCTATCTCTTTAAGCTCATGGGAGATACGCTCACGCTCAGCTTTAACATCTTGGTCATGCAATGCCACACCTTCATCAAAACCATTCTTAAAACTCTTGGCTTCTGCCGTTTCGACTCTCTCAGCTATATAGGCTTCGATAGCTTGCTCCGTCCATGTTGGTATCTGAAATTGTAAGGGGTTCAAATGTACATGATAGAAGTTATCAACGCCTTTCTTTTGTTCCTCGGTTGATGCGGAAGCTAAAGCTAGATCATAGGCTGTCTTAATCGCTTCTAGTATTTTTTCATCTAGCGTAGTACTCATTGTATAGTTTCCTTATTATCTTCATCTGACATTGGTAGGTTATCACTGGCTTGCATGAATATTGGCGTGTTTGCCCATTGCAAGAATAAGCCTACTCCAGTTTGTAAGTCTCTGTTCCACTTATGGCCGTTCTGAGCCACAACCATCACTAAATCGTAATACTTATTATCCATTGTCGTTACTCCTATTAGATAGTTGGTCTCTCTGCTCTTCTTTTGCTATTTCTAGTCCTACATTAGCTAATATATTCATTCCATCTCGCTCAGCCTCCCATTGACGATTGTGGTAAATGGCTCTTGATGGTCTACTAAACTTTGTATCGTACTCAAGCACATTAGCAAACTTGTGTTCCTCAAGGAAAGTTTTATCATCTATACACATTGCTAACTTCTGCTTAGCTTTTACAATCTCCTCCTCAACAATAGAGGCTAACTCGGATAGGGCTTGGTCTTCGATGGCGTTGTAGTTATCTTCGCCACCTGCTGAATATCTGTCTCGGTTCAGGTCTACCTCGTCACGATACTTGCGTATAACTTCTCTTGCTCGGTCTTGGTAGGTACTTAGGCTAGTCATTGTGATCGCCTCCATTCTTTGTACCACTCTCGGTACAGTTTAGTGTGTCGCTCAGGCATATTGAGAAAGCGGCCATAGCGCTCCTCTTCTGCGGCCATGAGCTCAGGTGTGATGCGTATATCATCAATAAACAGCCATGGATAGTGAGCTTCAAGCCAGTTGTAGAACATGAAGCATAGGCCACCTACGGCGCATAGGGCAATGAGTATCATTAAGTCGATCATTTTGGCACCTCAATGAAGTCGATCTGCACATCAACTATATAGTCTTTCTTCCAGTCGGCCTGCTCAAGTGCCTCATCAATTATCTTCTCAATAAGGTCTTTAATCTTAAAACCAGGCTCCTCTGCATACTGGCGTACGGTCTTGTTTATGCTTAAGGTTGGTTTGATCATTCTGTCACCTGTTGCCCTTCTTTGTTTAATGCTACGGGCTTAACTACAAAGTTAGGGTTACCTCTGGTGAGCACGAAGATCACCTTGCTCGCGCCAACACGGGCGGCTAGTAGCTTACCCAGCTTATGCACATCTTCTTGAGTGATGGAGTTGTGGTCAAGGAATAAAATGGTTTGCGTATCAGGGGATATCTGCACGCTTTTGGCAAGTTCTTGTAGTGTCTTAGTGGTCATGAACTACCTCTCCTTCTATGATTGGTTGTTGTTGTATAGTTTGTTGACTGAAGAAGTCGACAAACTTATCTGCTATCTGGCGGCCTTGGGTTGAGTCGGCCACTACATTGACTTGGGTGTTGTTTGTAACCTGGGCAGGGGGTGGGCTATCTGCCACGCCCCCATCGTTGGTATACCCAAAGTTGTTCTTTGCACTAAATATGAAGACAGTCGGATTGATCTGGCCAGTCAATGCTCCTTCTTCCATATCAGCTTCTATCTGGGCTCGTGCCCTTTTTATAGTGCGACAAAAGTCGGGATGCTCACCATAGCGTATGAGGGTTCTGCGATCTACTCCCAGATGTACGGCTAGGCCTGACATCGTTGTAGGACGCTTCTGCTTCCTCATTGTCTCGAAGTAGTCGGCACAAGCCTCTTCCAGCTCATCTACGCTCCCAAAAGCCATAGGCCTTCCAAACTTAGGCTTAGGCTTGGGAGAAGACAATGTGATCAGTCGGGACGGGGCGCTAACCCCATCCATGGCTGGTCGTTCTTTACGTAGTACTGCGCTGGTGAAGATCACTGTGACAGGCTCCTTAATTTGTTGTCTAGTTACAGTATATCACCGATGCTAGGTGACTAGGCTTGAGGTGCTTCAGGGGCGGGGACAGTGGTTGGCTCGACTGGAGCTGGTGCTGGCTCAGTCTGAGTTTGTGGAGCACTTGATACTTCTTCTTGTGGAGGAAGTTCGGCCTTAGGCTCTTCAACAGGAGCAGCTTCAGGTTGTGGAGCAGGAGCTGGTGCGGCGGCTGGGGCTGCATCAGTGTTAGGGACTTCATGCTCGGCTGGAAGCTCAGTGGCTGGCTGTGGAGCTACTTGAGGAGCAGCTGGCTGGGCAACAGTCACTTTTACCACATCGGCCTTAGGATCGTCCATATCAAGATCAAAGGTCAATACTTGATCACCAGTGTACCCCCACTTGGTGGCGGCCAAAGAGCTTAAGAAGGCTCCCATCAGGGCGCGGATCTTGTTGCTATGCTCGATCTGAATGATACGGAGCTCACGGAGCATGCCGTGTTCAACTTCATCGAGTTTGTGTTCTTGCACTACTGGTGCTTCGGTTGGTTTTGTTAGTTCAGCCATATTAGGCTCCCTTCTTGGTTAGTTGTGCTATTGCTTGGACACAAGGAATACATACGGACGCGAACTGCGGGCACTCATGCCACTGCTTCTCTACCATCACTTCTACTTCTTTCAGCTTATTCAGAGCGCTTGTCTTGAGTAGTTGCATTTCGGTAGTGTAATCAACATGGCCAGGAGTTACGGGGAAGGTAGAGATGATGCACTTACCATCCTTATTGCCACACCAATCACATTGTGCTGCGGCGATCTTTACTTGTAATACTGGTTCTGGTGGTGGTAGGATAAACTTTACCATTATCGCCTCTTATTCTTAGTTGCTACGTACTTAGGATCTTCTGCACCTTTACGGACTACATCAACCTTCAACAACTTAAGGGCTGCATCCAGTTTCTCTTCAAGTAGGCTGATCTTTGTAGGCTTGGCTTTAGGTATATGGTTACCCATAAAGTGGCCATACAAATAACGATCCAAAAAAGATATGGTCTGCTCTTTTGTTGCAGGGAACACAGCCTCTTCTAGTTTGCCAATACGATCAAAGTGCTTACTGTTCACTTTGCGTTGGTCATCTCTAGTAGTCTCAAGATCTTCAAGGCGATCAACTATGTTCATTAGTTTTCGACGACTGATAAACATTATTTAGTCCTCCATGTTAGTGCCTTCACAGCCCACATACAGGCTACTTGAGCGTTTGTTATTGATAATGAGATCATACGCGCCACCTCAGGGTCTCTGGTCTCATTACGCGCATCATTGAGCTCGTCGATGATATCAGCGAAGTCTTCCTTAATATCGTTTACTTGCTCGTTACTGGACTCAGGGTATAACCCTACTGCTTGTTCACCATACGTTGGCATGTGGCCGCTGCCTGGTGTTTGTGTTGGTTGATCAGTCATGTGTCCTCCTTTACATGTTACTTAGTTGATCACTAGAGAAATAATCGGCGGCTCGGTCTGGATATGCCTTAGCAAACTCTGGGTTTGGTTGGCCGCCTTCAAACGGTTGAATAATATCTTGTGCATGATCTTCACGACCACGATCCTTGGTATACTCACCGTGCTGGGTGTTTACGTCGGGCTTGGTGGACTTACCATCTGGATAATACTTACCCTTTATGATGCGCCCCATTATGACCTGCCGTTCAGTCGTCGGACTTCTTTATTTGTCATGGCAATCATCTGCTCCTCGGTCATAGGATCAATGACGTGCCCTGCACTGCCTACGGTGCGCGATGAGACTGGTTGGGTGACGCCGTTCTCTACGACACCACCCTCAGGCTCACGGTTGCGTAAACGAAAGGCTATGGTACGCAAGGTGAGTAGTACCTTATCAGCGTACCAGCCGATCATTATGCCTATGGCAATAAGAGCTATACTATTCATTGCTCTTTTCACTAAATACCACCATGGCGTTGGTAGTGATTAAGCTAGCCGCAATACTACACGCATTGATCACAGTTTGTTTTACCACTTTGGCTGGATCCAGGATGCCCTCAGTGTACATGTCGATAGGCTCATCGCTTACTTCACGGAGATTGAAGCCTCTCCACTCAGGAGCTGCGATAACCTTGTAGAGGAGCTCTGAAGCATCCTCACCAGCGTTCTCGGCCAGCTGGATAAATGGTTGCTTGAGGGCTTCAGCGATGTAGGAGTCTTGGATGCGGGCAAGAGTCACACCACCGCCAGGGACTACGCCATCTTCTAGTGCGGCCTGAACTGCACACACGGCATCATCTACACGTAGCTTGGCTTCTTTCATCTCAAGCTCAGTAGCACCACCAACAAGGATGGTTGCGATCTTACCTGTGAGTCGGGCAATGCGCTCCTTAAGAGCTGTGATAGTGGTTGGGTGCTCGGCGGTCTTGAGCTGCTCATTAAGCACATCAATACGGGCTTGGATCTCCTCAGTCTTACCAATACCACCGATGATGGTTGTGGAGTGCTCAGTGATTACGACCTGTTTGGCCATACCTAGCATCTCAAGGTTAAATGGTTCGGCGCCAGCAAAGTAAGGCTTGCCGCCAACTACCGTGGCTAGGTCTTCCAGGAAGAGTGTGCGGGCACCAGCGAAGCTAGGTGGTTGCACTGGAGTAACAATGATCTTATCGCGGTTCTGGGCTAGCAGCATCAGAGCTTCTTCGGCCACGTCACCAACAATGACCAGCTCTTTCTTAGGCATAGTGGAGCTTAGGATCTTATCAAGGATCGGAGCAAGGTCGGCCACAGTAGACATACGGCGGTCTGCAACCAGAACAGCTACGTCTTCATACTCGGCTCGCATGGTGTCAAAGTTGTTAATGAGTTTTACTTCACCAAAACCTTTCTTAAAGTGGAAGCCATCTACAATCTCATTGATGATATCGCGGCCAGCATGAGGCTGTACCAGCACGCCGCCGTCTTTACCAATCTGCTTAATGGTATCGGCAATCATCTCGCCCAAGGCTTCATCGCCAGCCGAAATGGTGGCTACTTGCTTAAGAGTATCTGGATCAATCTGCTTCTTAAGAGCTTCAACCTGATCAACAACCATATCACCCGCTTCTTTTATTTTGCGACTTACGACCATGGGATGGAAGCCTGCACCAACTTGCTTCTGAGCCAGCTTAAGTAGGTGGTAGGCCAGGATAACCACTGCTGTGGTACCATCACCAACGGTCTGATTGTTCTTATCACTAGCCTGGACGAGGATGCGGGCTGCTTGATCTTCGGCTGGGTCTTTTAGATAAATATCACGTACGTTGGTCACACCATCGCGGCTTAGGACGGGGTTACCCCATGGCTTCTGGAGTAGTACATTACCACCGCCTGATCCATAGGCGGCCTTAGCTACTTGATAAACCTTCTCGGCACCAGCCATGATCTTGGCTTGGGCTTGATCTCGGAAGAGAACGGTACGTGGATCAATAGGGTTGTATTTTGGTTGCATTAAAACTCCTCATAGTTAATTAAAGCGGATATCATTACAAAGATAGTGACTACGGCAATGGCGCCGCCAGCAAAGACTATCAGTGAATTAAGCAGCATCATCTACCTCACTGGCCACAACATCCGAGTAGTGTAGGTAAGCCTCGAACTTGCCCGTCTCTTCATTCTTGAAGCGAGCCTCTTGATCCTTGAAGCCTTTGAAGCGTACCTTTTTACCAACCTCAAACTGAGCATGGGCAGTGACTTCACCGCTTGGCTCGCCTATTTGTAAGACAGTACCTTGTTGTGAGCTTTCATAACTCTTCTGCTCAACTACCACGTGGTTGTATGAGCTTGGGTCGATCTCGACCAATATGTGATCTGGTGCTGGTTGTAGCATGCAGTCCTCCTAATTACTTACGTTTATTATATCATACCCGCTCATGGTTTAGAAGCGCTTTCGGATATTAGCCTGCTTCAATATCAATAAGCTATGATCCAGGTGATCCTCTAGCCAAATCTTAGTACAGATATCACGCTTCACTCGGAAGTCTTCGGTCTCCATACCTTTGACCTCTTCCAGTACAAACGTACCATCTAGGTTCTCTACCCTAAAGTCAACCTTCCAGGGCTTGTACATGATCTTGTCGCCCGCTTTGTTGTAGAAGTAGAGGTCTACCTTAAATTGGCGCTCCCAGGCCTTGATCTCGCCGTCACGTAGCTTCTCATCGAGCTCCCAGGCTCTGGCCGCTTCTAGCTTACTATCATAGTTGTAGCCATCATAGGTCTGACGCTTGGCGCCATATTTGTTGCCGTTAAATGTGCGTTGGCCGTA